CGCATCAAGCAGTTTAGCCCTTAATACATTTGGCAAATAGTGTAGATTCAAACCATAGAATCCTTTTTCTGCCGGTCCCACAATAATTGCTAAAGGAAATCTATCGTAGTAAGGCAGAGTTTCCTTATGTTTTGGATCATAGAAAAACATATTCATAGATCCAATTAAAGGATTTTGTCTATTCACAAGTTTCACTTGTTCATCTTGCAACAAATCATTGCGATTTACTCTTCGCATCTGTTGTGCTTTTTTCCGAAACCAGTCTTGTGCCTCTTTTGTACGAGGATTAACACCAGCACGAAACGCTTCATATTCTAATTTTGCAAATAAGTTACTCATGCAACTATTTATATCTTTTTCTTAGGCTTTTTTCGATATGGCTTTAATGGTTTTAATGGCTTTAATTTACCCTTTTGGTCTTTCATAATACCCATTGACTTTAAAGTGTTCTCTGTCCATATTTGAAACTCCCATCCTCTATCTTTGGCAAAGGAATTAGCCGCTTCCCACTTATTCATATTCTTTACATATGTCATTGCTTCGCCAATATATCTTTTACTCTTATTGGCATTTTTAGGAGGTTCTGTTTCTTTGGCAGGTTTTATTTCAACAAGTATTGTTTGACCGTTGTTAAATGTAATCTTAAGATCTACAAAATATCTATGGTATCTTTTATCAATATCCCAAAAATAAGGTACGACTGTTTCTTCTGATGACCAATGTTTTATATCGTCATTACGATCACACCACAAGAAACAAAGCTTTTCCCAATGAGAACGATATGTTACTTTATCAGGATCACCTCTGTATTTCTTTAGATTCTTTGGTATGTACTTTCCAGAATATGCCATTTTTTGATATAAATAGTGTTGTAATTTACTAATTGTATTTATAGGAAGTAAAATGGCACGAGAAGATGGACCAGGTAGCAGTGATTTTGGCACAACCGCCGCTTACAAGAAACAACATAATACTGAAAAAAATGTGCAAAGTCTTGGTAGTGTAAAAAATGAAAATGCTACTAGGTCAGCTGAAACCATTCAAAAAGAAAATTTTAGCCCAGCACCTACAGTATACAAATATCCTTTAGATGGTGCAGCAGATTTTCCGGCAATGATGCAATTTAAGGTTCGAACTGTTGATGCATATACAGTTGATACCGCTGAATACGCGCAATATTATGATGCTCCTTTAATAACAAAAGGGTGGAATGCCCTTACAAAAAGTGAGGCTGTTCAAGATCAAGAAACAGTTGAAGAAGGCGATTTTGCGACTACTACCAATAATGATGGTGACTTTGATGATGCGGAAGCAGAAGATACCCCTACCGGTTCGGTAAATCAATTTGAATTAAATAGACCACCTGCAAAGCGCGGTTCGGTAAATCAATTCGAACTGAATAGAGTTGCTAGCGCAAAGGCTGAAGAAGCAAGTAAACAGGATCGTAATCCTCGTAGAGATGGTGCAACAGGATTAAAAACGATGGATCCTGTAAATCCAGTAGTGATTAGAATTTATATGCCACAGTCTCTTGTTGTAAATGATGATATATCATACAATCAAGAAAATCTAGGTACGCGAGGATTAGTTGCATCTGCTGCAATGAATAACGGATCAGGAATACTTGGAGCTATAGGAAATGCAGTTGCTGAAGGATTAGAAAGTGTTTTTAATTTAGCAACTGGTCAAATTACAAGAGATACTGCAAATGTTGCTGCAGCACGTATATCACAAAAAATACCTTCTGCAGGATTAAGAGCAGCAGCGTCGACTGCCCTGCAAACCGGCGTCAATCCTGGTACAAGGATGATATTTGACAGACCGAATATTCGTCAATTTACTTTTCAATTTAGATTTATAGCCACTTCTGCAGCAGAAGCTTCTCAAGTAGAAAGTATTATTAAATCATTTCGTACAGAAATGTATCCTGAAGCAATCAATATTGCTGAAGGTATACCTGCTGGATATAGATTTCCTAATTTGTTTGAGATATCTTTTAAGTTTTTAAATTCACAGGCAAAATTTCCAAAGATACAATTAGCATATCTTCGAAGTTGTCAAGTAAATTATAATGGAAGTCAAATGGTTTTTCATGCCGATGGTCAACCAACAGAAGTAGATATGACTTTGATATTCCAAGAGTATCGCGCTCTAGCAAAACAAGATATTGAAAGAGGTTATTAATGTTATACTTTCGCAATTTTCCTAGAACAGCATACTACTTTGGTAATAACAAAGACTTAGGTGGCGAAAAATTATCGTACGAAGTATTTCAGGATATTTCTCGCTATTCAGATATCATTGATCAAATTAAAGACAATGTAAGTTTTTATCGTACATACAATATTCAAGAAAATGATAGACCTGATCAGGTGTCGTTTAAACTCTATGGTAGCCCACAGTTTCACTGGACTTTTTATCTTCTTAACGATCACCTAAGATCAAGAGGATGGCCTCTTACACTTAATCAATTGGAGGATCAAGTGAAACAAGATTTTCCTCATAACGTTATACGCACTAAAACTCCTCTTACAGGAGTATTGCTTGTAGGGCAAACTGCATCCGGAGGAACATCAGGTACTAGAGGTGAAATTCTTAGAAGAAATCTAGATCTCGGTCAAATTGTTGTAAATTCATCAAACCCCTTTATTAAGGGTGAAATTGTAACAAACGTAACAGTCGACTTAGAAATACCTGGATCAATTACTGCTCACGCAGTAATGAACGAACATTTAGCAACGCATCATTACGAAGACGGTGATGGCAATTATGTTGATATTGATCCAAGTCAAGATGCTCCCGCGATCTACACAGAAGTAACACACTTCGATAGATATGTAAGAAAAAACAATGAGTTAAAAAGTATCAAAGTTATTAAACCTGATCTTATCAATGAAGTATCTTCTGCTTTTTTCCAATCAATTAGAAGCTAGTTATGGCACAAACAAAAGGAAAACAAGGTTACGTACTCGAGTCTGTAATTATTAATTCGTCTCGTATGCTGGAGCCTGTTGATATTGCTGGAGTGGTTTCTGATATGGAAATCTTCGAGCACATAGATTTACCATATATTACAGGCCAAATTGCTTTTATTGATACGTTAAGACTTTATGATAGAATTGATATTCAGGGTGCTGAATTTTGCACAGTAACATTTCGAAATTCTGAAGCCGAAGGAGCCTTTGTAGAACATAGATTTGTTATTGATAAAATTATAACAAATAAAAAAGCAAATGAGCAAACAGACTTAGTAATGCTTCATTTAGTTGAAGATATACTTTTTCTTTCTAATTTAAAAAATGTGAATAAATGCTATCAAGGTAGTCCGGATGAAATCATTACAAAGATTGCACAAGAATGGTTAGACTATGAAGTAGAAGAAATTTATTCTGATGTATTTCAAAAGAAGATGAAGGTTATTGTACCTAACCTTACTCCAGTAGATGCCATGACATGGATAAAAAATAGAGGTACAACGACTGAAGGGTTTCCTACATATCTTTTTTCTTCATTCACACAAAATAAATTAGTATATGCAGATCTTAAAACTATGATTGAAGCTGAGCCAATTAATAAAACATCTCCTTTCATACATGGACCTACGGATCATGACTTAGAAAAGTCATCATTTAGACTTGTTCCAATAAAAGAATACTCTATAGAAAATGCAGAAGACATGTATGGTTTAATAGCTGATGGGTTAATATCAGCAGAGCATCATTTTATTGACACTCATAATTTCACAGATTATGCATGCAATCATAATATTATCGATGATGTTATAGAAAATATGATAGAGAGTAAAATAAGAAATCAAGAACCGGTGATGGCTTCGAATTTTACATTTAATGACGTTGAACTGCAAAATCAAAAGTCGAGAACAATTACACAAATATCAAGCGCCGGCGCATACGATGATGGTACAAATAGATATGTATCTTATGATGAAGATGAAAATACAGGTCATAAGAAGAAGGTAGCATCAAGGAGTCTTAAAAAACTTTTACGTAAATCTCCGATAACTATACGTTTAGATGGTATGGGGTTTATTAATTCGGAAGGTCATTACACAACAGGTAACGTAATAAGAATTTTATTTAGTGCTAATAGACCAATGGATCTTGGAGACTTAAAACTTGATCTAAAAAAATCGGGGGATTATTTGATATACGGGGCAAAGCATTCATTTGCAGGTAATAGATATCAAATACATCTAAATTGTGTAAAGCTAACTAACTACACGGATGATAATCCATTGAAGGTAATAGGATGATACCTAAAACATATAAAGAATATTACGGAGATGAAACTCGTTGGTTCGTAGGAGTCATTAAAGATATTAATGATCCTGTAGAATTAGGTAGAGTGAAAGTAAGAATCTTTGGTATTCATACAGAAAATGTGAGTGATATTTCTGACGGTGATTTACCATGGGCTCAAGTGGCTGTACCTATCACTGAAGGCGGTAGTTCTGGTATTGGTACAAATGTCGGGCTAAAGCCGCAAGCACAAGTATACGGTATTTTTTTAGATGGTAAAAATTCTCAGCTACCTCTTGTACTTGGTTCAATACCTAAATTTGAAAGAAATTTAAATTTAAATTTAGATCCTTCTAGTACTGTACCTGATCAAGTGCAAAGAAATCCAAAGGTTATACCCGGTGGTATTAATGCAGATAATGAATATCTTGTAGGAGCTACAAACGCAGAAAAAGCATTTAATTTCTTTTTAACTCCTGAAGGTGGAGGATTTACACCAGCTCAAGCTTGTGGTATTCTAGGTAATTTTTGGATTGAATCAGCAGCAAATATTACAGGTGATCTTAACACAAAGGCGGCGTCTGCTCCACCTGAGAGATCATTTGGTATTGCACAATGGAATTCAAGTTCAAATGCAGGATATCGATATCAAAACCTTGTAGAATTTTCTGGAAAAAAAAATTTACCGTGGGACACATTATATCCGCAATTGCTTTTTACTGTTCATGAACTATATGAATCAAAAAAATATTATCGTTTAAATGATTTAAAAAGAGCAACTACACCTGAGGAGGCATGTATTATATTTGAAGATAGATTTGAAAATCCCAAAGAAAAAGGGCAAGTTGCTAGACAAAAAGTAGCAAGAGATTTTTTTAGGACATTGGCGTCATGACAGAAGAACTAATTAAAGCGGCAAGAACCGCAATGCGCAATCAGATGGCTCAGGCACAAGGCGCTAGTGAGCTTGAAAAAGAAGGTCTTGCACTTGCTGAAAAAATGATGGAACAAGCGCTTAAAAAAGATGCATCTATATCTGAAGATATGGGTAAAGAAGTATTAGGATTTATATCAAAAGCTGCTAGTGTAAAGAAAAGAGGTGCAAATCCTAAACCTGATCCTACGCCAGCTCTATCAGGACCGAGTGCTGGTAAAGGTAATACTCAAACAGCTGCACAAAAAGCTGCACTTGATGTTCTTACCGGTAAAACGTCAACATCCTCAACTGTAGTAAAAAAAGTACTTGCTCCTGGAAATATAGAAGGTATAAGACAGGCTAATAAAGATGGATTTCAACTAACAGAAAAAGAAATTAATCAAAAATTTGACGATGCAGCAAAGCAATTAGAAATTAATGCAAATGATCCTGCAGTAAAAGAAAAATTTAGACAGCTAGGAATCGATTCTGCTACGTTTACAGGTCTCACCGGTAATCTTCAATCTGGTCTTTCAGGCTTGGCAGCAAATAATATTGGAGCACAAGTAGTAACTGCGCAAAAGAAAATGGCATCAAATCAAATGGACCAGCTTTCTAATCCATTTGGTTCTTTTAAATCAAAAATAGATGTACCTTCATTAAATGTAAAAGCCGGTGATCCTTTAGCACCGGGTTCAGATCTTATTAGTAAGATGCAAAGTAAAACTGGATTTTCACCAGAATCTCTTGCGGCTAAAAACCCATTTGGATCTATGGGTGTAGACTTTGGAAATATTCAAGGTTCAATTGCATCTTTAGCCAAGGGTGGACCTGTTAATAAAGATCTTGGTTTAAATCTACCTTCTATTAATAGCGATGCGAGCATCGCCGCTTCTGGATTATCTCCTGACAAAATACCAGATATTATTAATAAAGGAGGGTTTACTAATCTTGCAGAGACTGTTAAAAAATCAGAAACACTTCCAGACAATATTCAGCCTTCAACACCTGTAGAAGAAATTGGAGTGCCAAGTAATAGACCTGTAGAAGAAGCTGTTTATACAACAGCTCACACATCAGAAGAAATTGAGCTAGAACTTGGTGCAACGAAAAGAGATATAGGTATTTTTATTGCAAGGTGGAATGCGACTACCTCTGATAATAGAGTAGAAAGTGCAAAAAAATATAATGAAGCATCACTTGAGAAAAATGGTAAATCAGCAAATACTCATTATCTTATTTTAAGAGACGGATCAGTTCACAGAATATTAAATACCGAAGCATCGCCAGAAATACCACCTATGGCAGGAGCAAACACTGCTACAGCAAAGTTTATAGAAAGTATGAATAAAGTATACCAAGGGGCTATTGTTATTTGTTTTGATGCTGGTTATACGTGCACTACAGCAGAAAAGAATGTTAAGTTTTTAAGCAATCAAAGTATTACTTCTGAACAAATGGATTCTTATAGAATGATTGCCGAAGCTGCAGTAAGGTCTCATCCGGGCGCTGGACATATTGCTATGGAATTATTAGCAGATATAATTTCAAAAGAACTGGGTTTTACATACGGTGGTGGTACTAGCAAATTAGGACCAGGATTTAATGCAGACAAGTATAGAGAAAATTTAATGGCTGGTGCTGATACAAATGAATATGTGCAAGAGAGAAAATAAATGACAGAAGTAGATAATTTAGAAGACATTCCTGCGGATAAGAGCCCTGTAGACGGATTTGAAGATTTCCAAGGTGCATTTCCTTTAAGGCAATATGCAGGAAAACAATCTACAAATCTTGAAGCGCGTGGTATTGAAGAAAATAAAATACCATATGGCGGTGGTGATAAAGGAATAAACTTAGAATTACTCGATCAAACTTCTTCCGAATATCCTTTTAATCAAGTGCGAAGAACAATAGCTGGTCATGTTACTGAATTTGACGATACACCTGGTCGTGAAAAAATTCTCATTAAACATAAGAGTGGCACAGGCCTTGAGTTTCAACCTGACGGTACAATTCTTTTATATAGTTCTAAGAATACAGTACGTGTTACAGCAGGTGATGAGAAAGTTATTATCGAAGGTGATGGTGATGTAACATACCATGGTAATCTTAAGTTAAGAGTTGATGGTAATTTTGATCTTGATGTCGGCGGTGATTTTAATGTTACTACGCACGGCGATAAATTGGAAGATATAAAAGGCGGCATTCGACAGGACGTTAATGGTAATATACAATCTTTAATCAACGGCAATGTCACTACACAAATTACAAGGAATGAAACGCGGGTCGTGCACGGTGATCAAGACTACTTCATTAAAGGTAATAAGTCGAATCTTGTACAAGGTGTATTAGAGAATTTGTCAAAAGACGTTATGCGTATGACGTCTGAATCTCAAGCAGTTATGTCTTCTCCTGATATTAATATTGGTGCTACTAGTTTATCTGTATTCGGCGCTGCTGGTACTATTGGTGGTGATCAAATTGTTTATTACGGAACCACTGCGCATATTGATAGAGTTAATTCTACGTCTATGCATGCTCCAACATTTCATGGTGATCTTACTGGTAGAGCAGATGAAGCAATTGCATCTGACACTGCAATATATGCATCATACGGTGGTGGACCTGGTGGTCCGGCTGGCTGGACAAATACTAATACAACAGCAACAAATGTAACTACAACAGAATTTACAACAGAATTATCTGAAGATTATCTTGCTAAACATGAACACGCTGTACGTGAAGTGTTGATTGATCCAGGTGCTTTACTTTATAATCAAATCAATCGTGATGCAGATTACGGTGGTGTTTCAGATAGAACACTTACGACTGCAGAAGTTAGATCAAAATTAAGAGATCCATTAAATCAACAAAACGAAACGTTTATTGGAGCTATACTATCTGAAGGTCTTATGCATCATTCATTTTCAAATGCTGCACCAAATGATATTGATCGTATTGAAGGAAGAGAAGCTACTGTTCGTAGAGCGCAATCTAAAAAAGTCTTAGGCAAAAATCCAGGTGGTGAAACAAAAAGATTCAAAGGATCAGTAAGAGATGGATTACGTAAAGTATCAATTAGTGCTGTTTACAAACCTGATAACAAAGTTATTACATCACGCACGGAATTAGCGCAAGGTGTTGTTATAGGTAGATTTTTAGGTGGCTATGGCGATGCAGTTACGTTTGATCATGTAATTGATAATACAAAAAAGGTAACGATTGCTAGGAATTTATTATTAAATGCAAATGCAAACAGATCGATTATGGTAAATAGTGATGTATACAGCGAACACCGTCTTGTAGTTGCCGAAGGAATATACCGCAAATATGCAAATGAAGGTATGACATCGCTTGGTGTCAATGATCTTAAATCAAAAGGTAGATGTGTTGTCTATGAATTACACGACAGAACAGGCAATATTGATCTTAATAAAACATTTGATCTTGCTTCATGGTGGAAAGATTCATTGCAATTTGAAAAGCTTATTTTAAGTTACGATACATTTAATCCGCAAGGTGGCGCGCTAACAGCACAGATTATTCTTATTATGCCTGAACTAAAACCAGATTATACAGCTACATTCAATAATTTGATTGAAACTAGATATAATAACTTTGTACAAAGTACAAATGAGATTGTCGAATGTCTATAAAAGGATATAAATAGTAACACTATGGCAGTAAACAAAGCATTTTCTATTGAAGACGGTAATCTTGCTAACAAATCAATTGTTGTTGCAAGGGAACAGACCTATTCAGATATTGATTTAACATTTACACCAAAACCATCCGGAGATCTTTTTAAGAAGCTCGAGTCTGCTGATGTTAAACAGTCTGTAAAAAATCTTTTGCTTACTAATAATACTGAAAAGCCGTTTAATATGAAATTTGGTGCCAACTTAAATGCTTTTCTTTTCGAATTAGATACTGAAACAGACTTTGATATATTAGCAGAAAAAATAATTGAGTGTGTAGATCTATATGAGCCTAGAGCTCAAGTACTACAAGTTAATGGCAATGTATATCCAGCAAGAAACGAAGTAGTAGTTACAGTAGAATTTCAAGTATTAAGTACATCTGAATTAGTTGTACTTGATCTAACGTTGACAAGGTTAAGATAAATGGCAACAAGTACAGTAAAATCATCCGATCTAGATTTTAATAATATTAAGCAAAGTCTTAAAAGTCATCTGAAAAGTAAATCAGAATTTTCGAGTTATGATTTTGAAGCTTCAGGTCTTTCGAATGTGCTTGATGTCCTCGCATATAATACACATCTTAATGGTCTCACTGCTAACTTTGCAATGAATGAATCTTTTCTTACGACTGCACAATTAAGAAGTTCTGTAGTATCACACGCACAAATGCTTGGATATCAAACGAGATCTCGTACTGCCGCAAATGCACTTATTAATATTTCAATTAATTTATCAAGTGTATCTGGTCGACCTGCAAAATTAACTATTAATAGAGGAAAACAATTTACAAGTTCTATTGATGGTGTAACATATACGTTTAGAACTAGAGAAGCTATTATTGCTAGTGATGATGGCACAGGATTGTACATATTTAAAAATGCAGCCGGTAGTGAAAACATTTCTATAACTGAAGGAATTGAAAAAACTAAAACGTTTCTTGTTGGAGAAAAAGTAGAAAGACAGATCTATATTATACCTGATGAAACGATTGATACACTTACAGCAGATGTAAAAGTATTTGAGTCAGTAAGTTCATCAAGCTTTGTAACTTTTACTCCTCTAAGTCAGGCAATTAATGTTGATGCAACAACTACTCATTTTTCATTACATGAATCTCCAAATGGATTTTATGAATTAAACTTCGGTGATGGCATTTCATTCGGCAAATCACCTGAACCCGGCGAAAAGGTAGAAGTAAAATATCTTTCATGTAAGGGACCATTAGCAAATAACGGTACTCTCTTTACACCTACAAGTGGAATTACAATTGGTGGTATTGAATATTCTTTAAGTGTTGTAACAAACACTGAATCAAGTGGCGGTGCTGAAAAACAATCTATAGAATCTATTAGACAGCTTGCACCAATCGCTTATGCAGGTCAGCAAAGGCTTGTCACTTCTCTTGATTACAAAGCAATGATTGAATCAAACTTTCCTCAGGTTTCTTCAGCATCCGTATGGAGCGGTGACGAAAATGTGCCTATTGATTATGGTAAAGTTTTCATATCAATTAACTTTACTAGTGGCACTTCTAGTTCAGTACAACGGGCAGTAAAAGATGCTATTGTATCTAACTATACTACAAATCTTGCGGTTATGTCAATTAAACCAGAATTTGTAGATCCTGTCTATGTCTTCCTTGAATTAAACGATGATGTACAATTTGATCCAGGTCTCACGGGAACTACGCTTGGCGCCATGGAAACTCAAATTATGGGCTTTATAAAAACCTACTTTAATAGTTTTCTTAGAGATTTTGGTCAAGTGTTTCGAAAATCAAATCTTACAACAGAAATTGATGCTCTAGATAAATCTATTTTATCTAACGATATTAATATCAAAGTGCAAATGAGACAAAATGTTGTTGTTAATGCTTCTAATAATTTTGTGTTAAATTTTCCTGTACCTATTGCATCGCCTGATGATGTTTTTCATAGAGTTCAATCGGATACTATTGAATTTAATGGATTGCCGGCCCAAATTAAAAATAAATTATCTTCAAATGTTTTACAAATTTTTGACTTACAAGGAAATGTTCTACTTGATAACCTAGGTTCTTATAACCCAGCAAACGGTAAAGTAACATTTATTGGATTCGAGCCAAGTCAAATTGTTAGCGGCAAATCATTTTTAAAAGTAAACATAACACCTCAAAGTGATGCAAAGATTGAACCACTTAGAAATTATATCCTCGCGCTTGATACTGATCGATCTTCGGTAACTGCAAGGATTGACAGACAGACACCAAATCTACAAGTTAGTATCTAATGGCATCCTTCGAAACGCAAAAAGATTATTTTAGGTTCGATCCAAACTTTAGAAAAAGCTTGGTTCAAGAGTCATTGCCTGAATATTTTCAGCAGTCATATCCGAGTCTAGTACAGTTTCTAGAAGGCTATTACGAATTTTTAGATTCAGATGATAACTTTGGCGGTGCTGTTGCTGAATTAAATACAATAAGAGATTTGCAAGATGCTACATTAAAAAGACTTGACTTTGTATTTGATGAACTTGCATTAGGAATATCACACACTCAATTTACATTTCCAAGAGAAGCGCTTAGAAACTTTGGTAATTTCTTTAGAGTAAAAGGTTCTCTTTATTCTGCAGACGGTTTCTTTAGAGCTTTCTTTCAAGAAAATGTAGAAGTAGTATATCCAAAGGAATCTATATTAAAAGTTGGAGTTGATCCAATCGGGCCTGAGCAAGCATTTGTTCTTACTGATGGCAGATTATACCAAATTCTGTCAATAATGATTAAGTCGCCTATATCACTTAATACGTGGGAACAACTTTATCGCAGATTTGTACATCCTACTGGATTTTTCTTAGGTGCGCAAACTGTACTTGAAGGCGAAGGTCAAGTTGTTATTTCAACGGCGTCGTCAAACCCTGATTTAGATCCAGGGTTAAAGATAATAGCATCAGCAGCACTTACATATTTACCTGAGACTGATGCAACGATACTTATTGCAGATGATGGTGGTGATTCTGACGGTTGTCCACAAAGAATGAATCCATTACGTACTATCGATTTCTACGGTGGCGCGACAAATAGCATGCAGTACTTTACAACTTGGTATAGCAATCTAGATGAATGGGGCGGGTTCCCTAAAGCTGGTATTACTATGGATACATCTGTAATGAGTTTTGATAATCAATATGAAACAATGGATCTAAGACAATATGAAGTCGTATGCGCAGCATACGCAGAACCTGGTTATGTAGAAAACCTTAACAGTTCAGTAATTGGCAACTATGTTACTCCAGGGCTATAGAAACTATATAAATAACAATAATTCAATTTGTAGGATTTAATATGGGTAAGCAAACTATTAATGTCGGAAGTACTGGTAATGACGGTACCGGTGACGATTTACGCACTGCTGGCAATAAGATAAACGATAATTTCGATGAACTTTACACTGATGTAAGAACTCTGCAAGTTACTTCTGGTGCTGCTGCTAATTTAGGTGTTACCTTTGATAGTAATGAAGTTATATTTGAAGGTACAGCAGATTCTTTTGAAACTACACTAAGCGTTATTAATCCTACTAAAGATAATACGATCAACCTACCCGATTCAAGTGGAACTCTAGTTCTAGATACAAATATTAGTGCAGTTGTAAATGCAGCTACAATTAATATTATTAATACTACAGTTGATTCAGATTATATTGCATTAAGAACTGGTGTTGCACAGGATTCAGGTGCCACACTACTTATTGTTCAAGCTAATTCAATTGATTCGGCTGAAGCCATTGTTCTTATTGATTCTGCATATGTTCAGGCTAGACAACTTGCCGGTACTGATTCTGCACTCTTTACAAAATTAACAGCCATTGCTGGTCACGTTGTACCTTCAATTGATAGCGCGTATGATCTAGGCGATTCTGCTCGTAAATGGAAAGACTTATATTTAAGTGGCTCAACTATTCACTTAGGTGATACTACAATTAAAAATGATGGAAGTAATATTACATTTGGTCGACCAATTGAAGCAAATATTAAGGTCGAAAATTCTATGGACCTTAAAGGTAACTCAATTGTAGATTCTAGTAGTGTAAATCTAAGATCGCCTAAGTTTAATTTTGGCACAATTGATGGTCTTGGTTATGTACACTTTAGCCAAAACGCACCACAAATTAGAATCGGAGATTCGAATACTCCTGCGGGTTATATACAGCTCGGTCATAATTCAACTAATAGTGGCTCTGTCGGTCAAGGTACAGTTCACTACAATAGCGCAACAAAAGATTTTAACTTTAAAGATAGCGATGGCTGGTTTGCACTACCTAGAGCAGCATTTACTGATTCGGATGTTCAAGCAACAGTTGATTCTGATTATGTAAGAGCCAAAGCAGTAGAAATTGATTTTAGAAATTATGAAGTAAATACTGTACCAAACAGTGTGCCACATGGCAATACAATTTTTGTTAATAACGGTAATTCCGGTGCACCTTGTCTTGCAGTCTACGACAGTGATGCGGGATATTACAGAAGAATTGCACTTGGAAATCAAATTAGTACTTAATAGGATATAGAAAATGCCAGCGATTGTAACAGACGCACTAAGAAGACAAATTGCACAGGACTTCTTTGATCAATTTACTAATGATACAAGAAAGTATTATATTGGTATAGGACGATCAGAGCAGTGGGATTCTTCAGATACGGTCCCAACACCTACTAACACTCCAACTACTACTGAGGCATTTAGAAATAGCTTACAGTCTGTAAAGAAAGTTGAAGCTACATCACTCGTTGTTCCACGTAATACATGGTCATCTGGTAGAATTTACTCACAGTATGATGATCAGCAAGGAGGATATCCTACACTGCCGTATTATATAATGAATGAATCACGTCAAGTCTATGTCTGTTTAGAAACTGGACGTGATGCTACTGGCGCAGCAAGTCCTTCTATTGAGCAACCTACTCATGCTAATCTTGATTCTCGTAGAGAAGCTGATGGTTACGTATGGAAATTCCTATTTACAATTAGTGCTGAAAGAGCAAATAATTTCTTATCAGCAAATTTTATGCCTACACTTTTACAAGACACAACTGATTCTAATTCAACTGGTATTCAGCTTAAACAAGCCGCCGTACAAAATGCGGCAACACCCGGTGAAATATTAAGTATTATTGTAACAGACGGTGGAGCAGGTTATACGAGTGTTCCAACTGCAACAATTACAGATCCTAATGGAAACAATGCTAGTTTTAATATTACTATTGATTCAGCAACGGGACAAGTTGTTCGTATTCGTATGGATGATAGTACAAACGGTGATGTTGCAGGGCATGGCTCGGGTTATACGAATCCCACGATTTCAATTACTGGTGGAGGTGCAACACTTAATGCTACAGCACGAGCAGTACTCGGACCTGATTCTGGTATTGGCCGTGATCCACGCGAAGATCTTAAATCAGCATCGGTCATGTTCCATGCAGAACTAAAGGGAACTGATAGTGACTTTATTGTAAATCAAGATTTTAGACAAGTCGGTTTAATAAGAGATATACAAAGTAATTCAGGTTCAATCTTTACAGAAACAACGGGTAATGCGCTTAAGTCTATGAAACTTGGCGCGATTATTACACAATTTACTGCAGATAAAATTATTCGTGGTGCAACTACTTTAGCAGAAGCATATATAGATGAAGTAGATTCAGATATTCTATATTATCACCAAACGAATGCCACTGGTTTTGTAGCTTTTCAACCAGGAGAATTAATTGAAGAAACAAATGGAGCCGGTGAAGGAACAGTAGATTCAGCAGCTATATTACCAGAAGTATTACCTTCAACTGGTGAAGTATTGTTTATTGATAACAGATCTCCGGTTGATAGAAGCATTGCACAAAATGAAGACGTTAAAGTTATTATTCAATTTTAAGGATTAGAATATGTCAAGTAAACTCAATTCACGGGTTCTAAGTAACACATATAAAGATGATTTTGCCGACAGCGATGGTTACTATCGAATCTTGTTTAATAGCGGCAGACCTTTGCAAGCTCGTGAACTTACACAGATGCAAACAATACTGCAACAGCAGATTACCAAATTTGGTAATAATGTCTTCAAAGAAGGAGGCGTTGTAAAACCTGGTGAATCAGTCTTAAATAACTCATATGAATTTGCAAAGCTTATTACTACACAGTACGCGCTTCCTAATGGCTTCGGTTCACTTGTCGGTACAGTATTTACCGGAAACATTTCAGGTGTTACAGCAAGAATTATTGAGGTTATTGATGCCGAGGATGGTGACCCTGCAGCAATTTATATTGCTTATACAAATGCTCCTACCGCTCTTGCCGGTGCTATAACTGTAAGATTTACGCCAGGAGAAACGATTACAAATGGTGCAACAACACTTAGAGTGCAAGAAACAAATACAGATGATAATCCTGCAGTCGGCAGAGGTGTAAGATATTCAATTGATGCCGGTGTTTATTTTGCAAAAGGGTTTTTTGTATTTACTGAAAAACAAAGTCATATTGTTTCTAAATTTAGTGATACCGTTACCAAGACAGTTGGTTATAAAATTGATGAGACAATTGCCACTGTTGACGATGACACTGCTCTTTATGATAATCAAGGCGCTGTGCCGAACGTTTCATCTCCAGGAGCTGATCGACTTAAAATTACGCTTACATTAACAACACAAGATAAAATTATATCTAATGAAAATTTTATCCCACTTGCTAATATTACTGAAGGTGTTATTTCAAAAGTAATTGATGCTGATAATTCTTATAATGTAGTTAATGATTTTATTGCAACTAGAATTAAAGAAAATTCTGGCGATTATCTCGTAAAACCTTTTAAATTGACATTTGAAGAAGATTCTGATAAAGATAATTTAATTCTTAATCTTAGTCCGGGCATTGCAGTTATTGGCGGATATAGAACAAAGCTTTATGTGCCTTATACTGATAGAATTACAAAGCCATTTTCTACTGCTGAAATAGAAAATGAGGTAACACCCGTTGGATTTGGTAACTATGTTTTAGTTGATGCAGGCACTGCCTCTAACACTAAAGGTCTACCAAACATTAATACATTTGCTAAATTAAATATTAGATCTGCAGCAGCTCACGGTGGTATTTCAATAGGTACATGTAGAGTAAGATCTGTGTCTGAAGATGCTGGAAATCTTTATAGATTTTATCTTTTCGATATTCAAATGAATGCAACCAAAAACTTTAGAGATGCAATGAGTGTTGGTACAGGTGTCAGTGATTATTTTAACCTATACAGACCTGGCGGTAAAACAGAATTAAGAGACGTTAGAAAAAACAATCTTCTATTTACATTACCACAAACTAGGCCAAAGGCTTTAGATGATATTGCTTTACAAACACAAAGAAGATTTCAAGTAACAACAAGTGGTACTGGAACTGCAACTATTTCATTAACTGCAACTGGTGAAACATTTGCAAATGAGAATGATTGGGTTGTTGCAAAAGCTGGTACAAATATTATTACAACAGGTTTGACATTTAGTTCATCTCCTGCCGGTCAAGTTGCTGCTAACTTTACAGGATTACCTACAAGCTCTACTGTTGAAATTTTAGCATATGTAAATAAATCTATTGGTGTCGTTAGAAGTAAAACTCTAACTGAAACAACTTTGACTAAAGGCCCCGCTTCAGCTGATGGATCTGTAGGTTTAGAAAAACCGGATATTTTTAAAGTTCTAAGAATAAGAGAAGATGATTCTGATGGCATCGACCTAAAAAATAGATATGAAATAGACAATGGACAAAGAGATAATTTTTATGCTCACGGTAAATTAAAATTAAAGCCAGGCATGTCAGCACCAAATACTGTATTTGTAAGATACCAATATTTTAATCACGGTGCTAATGGAGATTTCTTTGCTATTAACTCTTACACTGGACAAATAGATTATGCTGATATTCCTTCATTTAGAAAAACTACTGGCGAAAGAGTAAGTCTAAGAAATGTTATAGATTTTAGATCGGTAAAAGACTCAGATGAAGATTTTATTACAACTAGTGATGGCGCTAGAATCCACGAATTACCTCAAGTAAATGACACGGTTGTGGCAGATGTTGATTATTATTTACCACAACGTGGAATACTCACTCTTAACGGTGAAGGCGATGTGCAATTAAGATTAGGATTGCCGGCATTTCAACCGCAACCACCATATGTACCAGTTGGCCAGATGCCACTATATAATATAGAACTTAATGCGAATACATTAAATGATTCTGATTTGTCTATGTCTAAAATTGATCATCGTAGATATACAATGAAGGATATTGGCAAGATTGAACAAAGGGTTGATAAGATTGAAGAACTGACTGCTTTAAATTTACTTGAAATTGATACAAAAAACTTTGCAGTTCTTGATTCTAATGGTTTAGACAGAACAAAGTCTGGATTCTTTGTTGATAATTTTTCAACTCAATTATTTAGTGATTTAGATGTAGAAGACTATAGAGCGTCAATTGATCCTAAACTAGGATTTTTAGCTCCACAGTTTAATGAAGATAATATTAAGTTAGTTTATGATTCAGATGCATCACTTAATGTTGTGAAAAAGGGTGACAATATCTATCTTAGACATTCTGAAGTTTCTTACGCAAAACAAACTCAGGCAACTAAGCATATCAGAATTAATCCATTTGAAGCAGTTGTTTATCATGGAGATATTGAATTATCTCCGTCATCTGATGAATGGAGAGAAGTTAATATTAGAGCCAAAAAGATCATTGATGGCGGTTCAAAGCTTGATACTAAACAGGCATATCTTTGGAACAACTGGGAATGGAACTGGGGTGGCACATCAATTAATGATTTACAAGTAGGTGCAACAACAAATAAAAAAGATGAATCTACCTCATCAAAGATTATTGCTAATGTAAATAAGGTTGTTTCAGAAGAAACATTACTAGAAGTAATTGATGAAAAGGTGATTGATATTGCTCTTATTCCATTCATGAGATCAAAGAAAGTATACTTTAAAGCGCAAGGCCTAAGACCTAGTTCTAAGGTCTGGATATATTTTGCTAATACAAGAGTTGATAATTGGGTGAGAGAAGAAACATTCACTAGAGTCTCAGATGATCCAACTGATTATGGTAATAAACATAATAATGCAACTTCGCACCCAGAAGGTATAACAGAAATTCTTACTGATGCCAATGGTGCAGTTGAAGGCTCGTTCTTTATTCCAAATAGCTCTGCTCAAAGATTTAGAACTGGAGCACAACAGTTTAAAATATTAGATATTAGTGCTGATGATGAAAAATCTTCGGGTACAATTGCGAGAGCACTGTATACTTCTAGTGGCTATCTAGATACAATTGATCAAACAATTAAATCGACAAGAGTTCTAAATGTAGAACACATTCGAACCACAACCAAGAAATATTCCGGCGGTGGCGGCGGCGGTGGCGGAGGTAATGATACCTCCGGTCCAGGCTATACTTCATATGATGGTGGCAATACTTGGACGCATAATGCACCAACAGATGGTTATAATCATGGATTCCATGATACTGGCACTAGTAGCAGCGCCGGCGCATCAAATTGCTTTATTACTACAGCTGTTGTGGAAAGAAGAGGCGAAGCTGATGATGGCCCAACCTTGACTAAATTGCGTAAATTTAGAGACGAATATATGGCAAACAAAAAAGTAGAAGTACAAGAATACTATGTCATTGCACCGATTCTCGTAGAAGCGATAACTGATGATAACGAATGGCAATGGATTGATGATCAAATTCAAAAGGCTGTCATTTATATAGACGAAAAAAATTATGAAAATGCTTATACCACATATAAAGATATGGTATCTATTTTGAAAAATAAATATATTGACAATACAGCGGAGCAAAGATAATGGCAACTTCCCTAGGCTATCGAATTAATAGAAACCCTATAGCACAATCCTTTAATGTTGAGGAAGCGTGCGGGATTTATGTTACAAAAATCGATCTTTACTTTAAATCTAGAAATACATCTAGTCCCGTTTGTTTACAATTAAGGCCTATGATAAATGGAATTCCATCTAATTCTGAGATAATTCCTCAAGGTGTTGTATATGTGAATGGATCAAATATTAATCTTTCCGATGATGCAACTGCCGTAACATCTTTTGTATTTGAAGAGCCAGTATTTTTACAGGGTTTAAATGATTACGCATTTGTTGTAATGTCAAACTCTCCGGATTGTCAAATTTGGATTGCCCAAATTGATGAATTTCTAACTGGAACAACTGCTGGAAGAGTGGCAAAGAATCCTGCGGTCGGCAATATTTTCTACTCTGCAAATGGTGGCTCATTTACTGCAGCACAAGATCAAGATTTAACTTTCGAAATTCATAGAGCAGCATTTAACACGGGAGATCTCGGTAAAGTTGCTCTTAAAAATACATCAGTTCCACAGAAACTTTTAAATGCTGATCCTATACAAACGTTTGCTGGAAGTTCAACTGTAAGAATTGCTGACGTTGGTCATGGATTCGTCATAAATGATGATGTAACAATTAGAGGTATGGATTCAGCTGCACTTATTGGTGGTATGCGTACTACCAGTATTATGGGTGCATCAAAAAACATTACTGCTGTAGATTGGACTGGATATGAAATTACTGCCGATTCTGCTGCTGATAGTGCCGGTATAGGTGGTGGATTTAATGTTTTAGCAACTAAAAATATCCCTTGGTCAACTTACTATAATAATATTCAGCTATTAGTACCAGATAAAACATCTACATTTGCTGCTATTAAAGCAACATCTAGCAAATCCTTTGCAGGTACTGAAACAGCGTATCAAAAAGATGTAGATTTTAAAATGTCTAAGGTTCAACGAAGTGTATATACAACCAAGGCTAACGTTGTTGCTAACAATGAATTGGAAGTTGCCAATCTTGGTGCTGGTGTAAAATCGCTAGAACAAGAAGTTGTCTTCACTACTAGTGATTCTTATGTGGCACCTATGCTAGATATGCAAAGGGCTTCAATGACATTGATTGATGCAATTATTGATAATCAAGATTCTGCTGCAACCGTTGGTTTTAATGTTCCACTAAATTATATTTCTGAAACACAACCTTCAGGAGGATCATCTGCATCAAAGCATATTACTAGAAAAATTACAGTAGTAGAACCAGCAGTTGGTCTTAAAATTATATTAGATGCTCATAGACCTAGCGGTACTTCTTTTGATTTATATACAAGAACATGTGAAGAAGGTGTTGATATTGAAACTATTAACTGGGTATTGGCTCCTACAACGAGCAATAACCCAATCGATAATGCAGGATTCGTATTTAGAGAGTATCAATATCTTGTAGGTAATTTAGGTGGCGAGCTTCCTGATTTTACAACATTTCAATTAAAAATTGTATTGAACTCAGTAAATAGAGGCAGATCACCAATCATAAAGGATCTTAGAGTTATTGCATTGAGTGTATAATAATGATTGATTATATAAAAGTTGAAGGTGCGGCCGGTCTAGTAAGAGATAGAAATACACACGCAATTATGAATGTAGATAAAAACGCAACAGAACAAGCGCGTGCCAGGAAGCTTAAGAAAATACAAGATAAGCAAGAAATTGAAGATCTTAAAAAAGATGTTAATGATATAAAAAATATACTTAATTTAATCGTGGATAAACTCAATGGCGCGTAAAGTAATATTTAATATGAGCAATACGCTCGTTGCTACGATTAATAAGATTAATCAAATGGATGAGTGGCTTGGTGATCTAGATGACCTTAATAAAAGAAATTATAAAGGCACAAGAAGCTACTTAGGCGGTTTTGAAGATAACGAGTACACCGAAAACGGTGGACTTGCAAATCAGTCAGCTGTAGCTGCTGCAGAATGGTTACATAGTGAACTAGAAAAATGTAGAGTGGCCATGTTTGGCCAAGAAATTTTAGATAGTAATGATAGTGTAGATAGCAGTTTAGAATTTTCAACATTACGCTTTGAGCGAGTTCTTGTTGCAGATAGTGCAGTATTTAAAAGATTTACAATACAAGGGCTATTCATTCCAGTAGACTCTGATCTGAGTTCTACATCAGCAACTATTGTAAGAGATAGTCTAGACAGTAATTTTTATACACCGTCTTTTGAAGGTGGGCCGGTTTTTAATACCGGAATTACGATTGACAGCGGTTATATACGAAATTTTTCTGGTATTGATTTAGACGTCGGTCGATGGATGGTAAGCGATAGCAGCTTCCGTACATTCTTTAATGATAGCACTGATAGTATAGGTAGTTTTGTACCGGTCTTTAATTTTGGATTTACAGTTAGAGATAGCGCATATATCGGCGTTGTACATGGTCCACGTAATCTTTTCCCATTCCCAAGACCGCGCAAACCAGGTTTTCCAAATGGATATACATTTGATTCGTCAACAATAAATATTAATACTCCATTAAGTTTTGATTCTGGCAAAAGCACAATTACACTCTTAGCGCCAGACTCAACTGATAGTTCTCAAAATTGGACTCTTGATTATGATAGCGCTAATTTTAAAAAAATAGTAGTACGCGAATCTGCCACATTTGATACTTGGATAGTTGAATCAGATGGAGATAACTTATATGTCCCTTCTCCTCTACATGTTAAAAGATTTGTTTTTGATGTAGACTCATCGTTTGATTCAGCAACTCCTCCTGCAATTCCAGTAGGATTCGATTCATCTTATAGAGCTGATTTTCATGGAAGACTTGATAGTGGCTTTGAATATACTTCTCCATTTACAATTTATGAATCTGATGGTAGTACTATACATTTCGGGACATTAATGCTAAGTCAATATGATTCGGATAACCGGTTATAAATAGAACAAGAGATAGAACATGACACGTAGAATACAAATACAGACTTCAAATTCTATCGGCACCTGGATTGCTAAGAATAATGTGCTGTCAGATAATTTCGGTGATCTAGATTTACTTGATTCTCATTTTGAATCTTCTAGGTTTGGTAAGAATGATTCAAATTTTGTTTCAGCTCTTAATCATCTACACCGTGAAATAGATAGTGTTTCAGCTGCACTATTTGATTCTGGTGGAGCGCTGCAAGTTTCTACGATTTATGCTGATAGTGCAGTTATTAATAGAGTGCGAGCAAACTACATGTATGCAGATAGTGCTGATGTTGATTCAGCATTCACTCATATCTTAAGAGGGCATCAACTCGATTTTGTAGACGCACATATTGAAAGTGCAGAAATTGCTTTCTTATCTGGTCAGTCAATTCAATTTGATAGTGGAAGAATTAAATACTTATCAGGTGAATATATAGATTATGATAGCGCAAGCTTTAATAAATTAAATGTAGAAGATAGTGCGTATATAAGTCATGCTACTGTAAATAACTTAGTAGTAAAAAGTAACTTTCAGTTCGATAGTATAGATTTTTCTCATGTATTTCCATTTACTATAAAAGATTCTATCGGTCAAATATTGTTAGGCGGTTATTTACTTTCTACTGATAGTGATATTAACGTACCTTAAGGACTATAATTTATGTCATTATTAATACCCGCTCCAAGACCTCTTGTAGTTGATAGAAGATATCCTACATTATATATGAATAATAACGACACCGGTAATGTTATTAGTGGTTATGATTTTTATGGTTCTAGAACAAAGGGTGGTGCGCACGGTCTTCGTGAAATGAATACAACTGAACTTTTGCAGTTTTATAATTGGATTCGGCATCTTTATACTCGAAATCAAACAGTTACATTGTCATATGTAGGATCTGGCGGTAACCTCGGTATTATGCGTGATACTCGTTATCAGGCCGGATCAGCTACTAATCACGTAAGTTCATTTCGAAGCGCAAGCCAAACACCTAATATTAATTCACTTGAATTTGACTGGACTAAAATTCAAGTGAATTATGATACGACTGTACCTATGCCTAATATATTAAATTATGGGTGTGATTCACCGCCGCTGACTCTCGGTTCATATTCGCCTAATAGAAAGAATATGAGAAAATTTCCAATGCTTCTACTCGCTGAATTGGTTGCAGAAGCTCTTGCTGAAATTGGTGGAAACAAATCAAATCTTACACATCCGGATATTGTAATCGGTAGAAATGGCGGATACGCAATCATTCGTAAAGACTTTACTGTGCCTGCTACGCATGATGAAGGAGGTACTCTTACAAGTATGGGAAGAGTATTTGAAGATACAATTGCTAATAAAAACGCATATACTTCTGGTGGAATTCCGGAAACTCTAGATCAGCCACTAGCCGTTACCAATGCAAATAAATGGGATCTTTATTCTATGGATAAAGATCCAGCATATTCACCGCCGCCACCGCCAAACATGGTATACGCTGACGCAAATGGTGGCATACACGAATGGAGCCTTGCGGGCATGCAACAGTTCTTTGAACCATATGTACAACATATTGCAGCAAATGGATATAACTCGGCGGGAGCGGGTAAGCTTCATTGGTATATTCAGAACAATATTAATGGAGTTAATTCAGGTACCGGCGGAAGCTCTTCACCGCTTGATGCAGGATCAGGCGAAGTTGAGAATGAAAGATTAGATGGAAGCTCAGCAGCGGGTTATACAACAGGGCCGAATCAGCCAGCATCAGGCGACAACTATCGTACACAAGAGTTTCCTAATGGTACTCCACAAATTCAAAATACTTACAGTCTTAGATCATACACTGAACCAGTTTGAGGATAACGCAAATGAAATTTATTAGAGCACACTTTGGAAATAATGAAAGAACAGAAGTAAAAGCATATTATGCGGATGATGAAGGCAATCAAATACCTTATGTTATTTCTGCAGAAGATGGTAATCCTCAGTGGAAAAAACTTTTAAAACATATTACTATTGATGAATTGCACGAATCAACTCATGAGTACATTAGACAATCTCAAGAAGATTATGAAAGTGAGGTTATGGCAATTGCTAAAAAGCGCGGCATGCTTTTAGAATTTGATGAAAAAAATAGCGATTCGTACAAAAAACTTTTAGATATTATTTTTATTGAAGACGAAAACGAACAAACCGCAAAGGAATCTTTATTTGCTTTTAAACTTGCATTGTTTGAATTTGATGCTATTAAAAATTCAACTGATAGAGAAGCAAAGGCTAAAATACGAAAAGCGGTTAATACTATCGATGCTTTAGAATCAGCAATTCAAATCATAAAACAGAACTAAATTCCTTTGTAGACATATGTAAAAAATGACATGCATCTGATTTAGGATAGGCTTCGTCAACTATAAAGTTCCATGCTTTACCAATATCGGTATACGGCACATTATATTTTTCTACAATATATGATAAATAAATTTCGTTATTAGCAGCATATTCATTTGAATATTCTAGATTTATTTCTTTTTCCCTTTTTTGAAATTTTATAAGATTGCAAATTTCCTTTGTTATGCCAAACACTCCCGTATTTATTACATTATGTTCAGAATTAATTCCCTCTGATTCTAACATTAGTCTTTTTCTATTAATTTTCCAAAGAGGCGCTAATGTTCTATGACATAACAATTTACTGAAATCGTGATATTCAAAAAAGTTTATTTTGGTTCTTGGTATAACATCTAAATCTAAATACAAAACCTTGTTATATTTTTGAGCTAAGTCTTCTGCAATATAAATTTTCATAAAATTTAAAGTAGTAAAATCGATTTTATTTTCGCGTTTTATATTGTAGTGTTTATATTCTGCGTCACAAAGCTCTGCATACTTTTTATGTTTTTCGATTAAAATGTCTTTGTAAGCTAACCACTGTTTATCGCCAAAATCAATCCATATGTCAAATATAATGTTTGTCATACCAACCTTTTACGTAACTGAAATCTTTGTTTATACAATGTACAAATTTTGTATTTTTTGGTATAAAGCTCCACTTATCCATAAAGAAGTGCCAGCCAGTTTCATATAGATTCTGATATTTTAAACCTTGACCAAATAACTTATATGCAAACATCGTTTCATTATCGTAACCAAATAAATTTCTAATATCATCCGGCCAAAATTCATCATTAATAAGATCGGTCATAAAATCTATTGTTTTTTTAAAATTGCCAAAATAGTCTAGTTCGTCTAAAGATTTTTTATTAGCACCTATAATACCTGTATTAAATACAGGATGAATTTCACCTAGCATTGCGCGGGCATTCCAGTATTTTGCAAGAGGAGATCGTATGGTATGGTGTTGTCTATGTCTGTCTTTACAGAACCAATCTTCTGACATAATTGCAATGCCTTTTGATAGATCCCAAACTTCAAAAAAGTTTTCATTTGTCACTGGTATAACATCTAAATCAAGATATAGTATTTCTTCATAGTCTAAAGTATATAAGAGATGCAACTTATAAAAATTAATGATATTATATTCAGATATTTCAGGACCAAACTGTTTACTAAATTCTATATAATCGTCGTCATATGTAAAATGCTTATACTCAACTCCAATCGTATCAGCATATGCCATTTGTTTTTTTAAAAGCCAATCATAGTTGTCATTAAACTTTTTTTGGTTTTCAAAGTGAGATACAGGTTTTTGCATATCAATATAAAGACTGTATATTACTCTGCGCATAATTTACCAATAAGTGTAAACCTAGTACCTCTATCATCTTCTACTTCATCTTCTGCTATAACAGTTGCGTTGTGTGGCAGTTGAAAATAAAACTCGTCAATGCTTGCAACACAATTTATATGTGTGGGTATGTTATACATGTTATTAGATTGAAATGCGAAGTACGCGTTACTTTCATACAGTGCTGGTAGTTCTGACATATTAGACATGTGTTCACATGAAGTGTTTATAATTAAGTTAGAATTTTTAATTCTATTATGGCATATAGGATCAAATACATCTTCGTTATAATATTCGATATTTTTATATTTTTTAAACAATCTGTTTTTAGCAATTCGAATGCACATATCTTCTAAGTCAATGCATGTTATCTTTTCGGCTTGATCTACAAATGCGGGTATTAAAATACTTCCATACCAACTACCGAGTATTGTGATATGAGGGTTTAATAACTCTAATTTTTGTATTAGTTTAATTAAGCTTTCTTTTGACTTGAATTGATTAGGACTATAAGAATCTAATAAGTTAGTATTATGTCTAGCTTCTGCTATAATATTTTTAAAAATATCAATTCCAATATTTTTCAAAGCCATTATATCCTCCTTCATCAAATGGTTTATTAATACCTAAATTCCATCCATCAAAAATACAAACAGGTATTTCTGGTCTATAGAAAAGTCTTTTTAAACCATGCCCATATAAATTGTAGTTAAACTTATTTGTTCCATATAATCGCGAATAGGCTTCACCTTCTGGCAAATACAATAATTTATCTGACTGGTTGTAATACAAGTAACGATCTATTCCAGCGTATTTCCATATGTAATGTTCATAGTCATTATAAAATGATTTCCATATATCGGTACAATCGCCATTCCATATCATAATAGAAGAATTAATATCAACATCAAATTCTTCTTCTACTATTGACATATATGGTTTCCAATATGCTTTTACTAAACATAACATGTCATCTACACAATAATCTTTAAAGTGCGTAATGTCATTTTGAATTACAACATCTAGATCTAAAAATATTGTAAGAGTTCTAGTGGGATATTCGAAGAGAGTAAGTTTCCACCACCATTTTTCTAAATCATAATCAGGCAATGGTTGTATAATAACGTTACGATCAATGCCATTTGCGTCTTCAGTATAACATATAAAATTAAAATCACACTGCAGATTTCGCTTTACCATTTTATATAGTCGATTCACATGAAATGAATCAAACTTATTACCCCATTTTACGCACACTACGTTCATTTATTACCAACATATCTAATTGTGTTTTATTAAAAGTATTTATTGCATCTTCCGGAGTTTCAACAATCGGTTCCTTACAATTAAAACTAGTGTTGAGTACCATTGGTACACCAGTTGCTTGATAGAACCCTTGTATTACTTCGTGAAATTTTTCATTTTGTTTTCTATTTACTGTTTGTATTCGTGCAGTACCATCAACATGCGTTACGCCTGGAATGACATCATGAAGGTGAGACTTAACTGGTACGATACGAGACATATAAGGACTTGATTGATTAGTATTAAAGTAATACGGATAGTGTCCTTCCAGAACTGATGGTGCAAATGGACGAAAGTCTTCTCTTTGTTTAATAGTTTTATTAATAATGTCTTTAATTTTAGGATTACGTGGATCTGCAAGAATGCTACGATTGCCTAATGCTCTATTACCTGATTCAGATTTACCATGAAACCATCCAACAATCTTACCAGCTGCTATTGCTTCACCAACTTCTCTCGGTGTAATAGGATCACCTTCATCAAAATTATATTCTTTACCAGCGTATGTTTCCGGAACATGAATGTTGTTGTTTAAGATATAGTCAGCATGCATATAAGTGCCAAGTGATTGACCTTCATCTCCTGGTGCCGGCGGTACATGTACTTTATCGTAATGCTTTGTAAACTCTTCGTTCATATATCCGTTATACGCAACGCCACCAGCAACGCAAATGTTATCACAGGATTTAAGAGGAAGAACATGCTGTTTTACAAGCTCAATGGTATGATGTTGTAATGTTGCGGCTATGTCTTCTTTTTTAGCATTTAGTAGGTAATCATAATTTTGGTTTTCGATTGCTAAATGTATTGCAATATTATATTCACCGTAAGCTGATAATCCCATAAGCTTACCGGCACCAAGATCGCCAAACCCCAGTCTTTTCGAAAAATAATTCCACTGTAATCCTATTTGTATTTTATTTGATAGATCAGTAATGTTACCATTCTTATCAAAGAAAACACATTTATAATTCCAACCTCTACCGTCAATAGCTAAAACATCTGACTGAGAAAAACCTGATGTTAGTAGTGCATAGACGGCATGTGATTGGTGATGATCTATATAGTATAGATTATCTTCATACCAATAATCCCACAGCTTTTTAGGTTTAAAAGATAAACACTTATGATTAAATCCCGTGTTTTCTATTCCACCGATTGTGGCAGTAATACAAAGAGGATTATTTGGTTTATAATAATCATTAAAAAATTCTTGCGTCTTATCAAAGTTATGCTTGATACGACTATGTCTTTCTATTTGATTATGGTATTTTCCATCATATGTATTGTGATCGTGTGGTCCAATTGCTACACTAAACATTCCCTGCTTCCATAATTTTTAATATCTGATCGTCTGTTCTTTTTTCAATATGTTCAGTACATTTCTTACAATATTCTTCAAACTCAAATAATTCATAGTTCATCATCTTATCTATGTTTTCTTTTGTAACATCAAATTGTCTTGATCCATTAATTACCTTTTTACTGCAATGCCTAATTTTTTGAATCTCGAAATCTATTACTGGTACTTTTGGAAATGCTGCACACATTCTACGTTCAAATTCGGGTGCTTGTTCTTCTATATCATAATCAGGCGATCGTGAGTTAAAATGTTTAAACAGTGTATTGTTATGATCTACAATTGAAAGATCAAAGTTTTCGCGATACTTAAAATAGTTTGGTGTCATAATAATTACGTTATAATTGTTTTTATCATTTTCTTCAAAGAAGTCGTAGTTGCCAAGCTTTTCAATATTATCTTCATAAAAGTCTAAGACCAAATGTTCTTGATATACAATTGAAGGATCTTCTAGAATATGCGGGTAGCGATTTCGTACAAATGAATTTGATAACACTGATGGTACAAGATTCTTATACTTCTTAATTTCATTTAACACTTCATCTAGATTTTTAATAAGACCCGGCTCTCCACCTAGCAATTGTATACGTGCTTTATATGGAGACAAATACTTAAGTGTATTACTTAAGAACTCCATATCTACATCAAGGTTTCTCATTTGTAAAGTCCATGCCGTACAATAATGACACGACTTATTACAAGACTTTGAGAGGTAGAAGTCTATCGCAAGATAGCCTTCTTCATTCAGCTGTTTTATGCTTTTCATTACCACATTGCCATTTACAAACTTTATTGGGCGATTCGCCTTCAATATGTTCTTTTAATTCACGTTGATAAAAATCACTATTTGTAATTTCAATCAACGACTGATCTTTTAAGTTCCACTTACCAATATCTACTTGTTTACTGTAATTTATAATAAACTCTGGCTGAATTTCAACTCTCCGCGTTCTAATTTCATGATGCCAATAACAGCATGGGTATACATTACCATTTTCATCAACATAGACTTTATTATCTTCAGCCCACTCACAAACTATTTTCGCCAATCTCTTACCGTCCTACCGTCTTCTTCATATACATCTAAGAATCTTTTATCTGTTGTTTGCTCTAATATATATTCTTTGCCTTTCCATGTGTATTTGCACGTAGGAGTTCTTATAAAACGATTTGATTGAAAAGGCTTATGAACAATACCGCGGTCGTTACACCATTTAGTTATTTTATCAATTTCATGTTGATTATGTTTAAACACAACAGTAAAGACTTCGGTCTTAGAATTAGTCATTGCAAATGTTTCACAGTTATTCATTACTTTACTTAGATTTGTATTGCGTCTATAATATTCATGCGTTTCTTGCGTAATACCATCCATGTCAAAAATACCCGATATTTTATTTGTTAGTGATCCAATACGCCAAAAAAATTCTTCGTCTCTTAACGATCCATTTGTAGAAAAACTAATCCAAGCTTTTGAATTATCTACTATATGCTTAAATATATCTTCAACATAAGGATTCATCATTGCGTCTCCCCATTGCCCAGAGAAATGAAATGATCTGATATGTGAATACGACTTTTCATACATATCAATCCATTCTTTTAGATCAACATGTTTTAATGGTACGTATTCGTTTCGAGTTAATCCTTTATGATTAGTTCTAGAACACTGAGGACACTTAGCATTACAATGAGTCGTAAGATCACACAGCACATTACAATTATATTTAGACCACATTAAATAAATCTCTTATAATTCTTTGATTCTTGATATATCATCTAAATCCGATGCGTCATTTTTATAAAAGCTTTCACGTTTCTGTTGTGGAGTTTCTCTTTTTTTACACGCTCGGTAACAGAATATAAAGCCAATACCATTTGAAATATTTTTTGAAAACTGTATCCATTCATCAGTAAATAGTATTTCACCTATTGAATCATAATCTTCTATTTTACTTACTGCTAATAGTTTTTGGTAATCTTCATCATGACGATTAACTTGGGTGTCCATCCAACAACATGGGATTAATTCACCTCTATTAGTCAAAGCAAACGATGGCTGTCTGTCATCTAAGCATTTAGGATCCAGCTCATAACTCTTCCATTCAGAAAATTCAGCATCATCTACTGCAGTTCTTTCAGGATTATACAGAGCCTGTTTTTGTTTTTCATCCATCATTCAAACTCAACGATAATTCAGGATTTGATGGTTTCAATGGATCGTCTTTTCCTAGCCATCTAGACGAGTTTATTATTACAAAATCTATGCCTATTTCTTTAGCCATTTTATGTGCTATTTCCATTTCGTCTTCGTTATAACTAAAAACTATAAATTGCCAAACTGGAGTATTTGTCAAGTGTTCTTTAGCAATTTTCATTATTTCATACATTTTCCATCCATCTTGGTTTATTCTATACATAGGGCTACTATCTGGAGTTCCATCTAGAGCTAACCACCATCTTGCGCGTGGATTAGCTTTAAACGCTTTATGATACCAATTCATACCTTTTGCGGCAGAAGCATGATGCACAGCTGTACTTTTGTTTTCTTTATACAGTATTTCTAGAAACTCTACGAACTTAGGATGATGTACTGGATCAGATACTTGACCACAAAAGTTTACATGATTGAAATGCTTTACTATCTTTGCAAAATTTTGTATTGATAGATCTTCACCTGGAACCTTGATGCCATGGGAAATAAAAGATGTGGATCTTTGACAGCGAGGACATTCTAATGAACATCGGTGTGTTATATCAACATTAATACTACGTCTAGTTAAAAAATACATTTGCTTTTTATGATTAACGCTGTTCATGCCATACATCCAATTACCATACTAGTTTTTAGTACTTCTTCTTCTGTTACATAGGGATGACAAGGCAAAGATAATATTGTATCACTTGCTATTTGTGCATTGCTATTTGCGTGATAAGGTCGATAGAAAACTTTATTGCGATCAAGCGGTAAATCGTAATGAATCTTTGCACCTAACTCATCTTTAACTTCATCACGTATTTCTTTATTTTCAAATCTTACCACAAATTTATGGTAATTATGTAGCACAGTCATATCATCTGGTTCCTGAGTTATAATAGGTATATCCTGTAATGCCTCATAATATTTATAGGCAACTTTAGTTCTTGCCATTTGATACTCTTTTATCTTATCAAATCTAAACTCAATAAAGGCAGCATTAATATAAAACATCTTTGAATTATATCCGAGTATTTCATAGTCATCACCTTTACCATGACGTCTTAGTTTACGAGCCATATCAGCATGTTCTTTATTATCAGTAAGAATAATACCACCGCCGGAAATACCGGATATAACTTTGTTATGATTAAAACTAAAAGAACTAATATCACCAATCGAGCCAGCATATCTACTTTTATAGATTGAACCAAGTGATTGTGCAGAATCCTCAATAAATGCTATG